TCAAGCCTTTTTCAAAAACACGTCAGCTAAAATGTCAGCGTTTTTCCGATCGGCGCTCTCCATCACATGTGCATAGATGTTCGCCGTTGTGCTGACTTGCGCATGACCTAACCGCTTGGAAATAGATACACTGTCCACGCCGCTAAAGTAAAGCATAGAGGCCATTGTGTGCCGGAAAGCATGAGGATTGATATGCGGGAGATCGTGCCGCCTGCTGAACTTAGACAACCAGTCTGTTATGCTGTCCGGGTGCATTGGCTTTCCGTCATCTTGAGCAAACAAAAAGCCCTGTTCTCGGTAATATTCACCCAGCCGCAGCCGCTCCGCGTTCTGCCATGCCCGGTATTGCCGAAGGAGCTGCATCGTTTCCGTTGGCAGAGAAACCCAACGATCCGAAGTCGCGGTTTTTGGCGTATCCTCATATACGCCTATATCCGGCGAGTAAAGGATGTTGTTGCAGATATGAATGCGGTTTCCTGTAAAGTCAACAGCATTCCATTTCAGCCCCAGCACTTCACCGCGCCGCGCTCCTGTGATGAGCAGTAAATGTGTGAGCGTTTTCCATTTTAGCGGTTCTGCGTCCAGTGTATCACGGATAGCTGCAACCTGTTCCGGCTGAAAGTAGTTGACTTCCTTTTTAGTGACTTTCGGCAAGGTGGCCTTCGCCGCGACGTTGAACGGGACAAGCCCTTCTTTCTCCGCTTGGCCTAACACGGTGGAGATCAGGCGGTGATGCTCGAGTATCGTTTTCGGAGACAAAGTGCGCTCGTTTTCTTGAAACGTGAATACCTTCTCAGGTTTCATACCGAGCGCAAGCGCGATTTTATCGGCAGAGTCCTTGTCGATAGAAGTACCTTTGACAGCTGCGTACACAGTGCGGAGCGGTACGCAGCTTTTCTCTGCCAGCGCGGCGCGCGTGAGAGAGTGCTCTTTCAATTCTGCTGCAAGGTCAATTTTGGACACGGCACGGATACTGCCTTTTCCGGCGCCGGACTTGGAGAGCTCAAGATAAAAACTGTTCAAATGATCGGCGCGGAGGTCTTTTAGCTTGATGTGGCCGATAGCAGGGTAAATGCGCTCAGTCAGCTCTTGATATCGGACGATGGTCGAGTGCTTCACACCGAGCTGTTCTTTCATGGCAAGTACATAATCGCAATACGGGCTAAACTTCTGGCGGCTGTCAGAGGCGGTCCCCTCTTTGCATTCCTTTTCAAAGGTCGCGGCGAAAGCCTCGGCCTTTTTTCTTGCGCTTTTCTCCGTCCATGTGGGCGAGACTTCAAAGGGCGCCGTCCACGGCTTGAGCTGCTTTCCGTCAGAACCACGGCCACGGTGAACGCGGACGGAGTAGGAGATCAGCTTGCCGGACTTGTCCCGGCGTTCTTGAATGTTAGCCATTATGTTCACCCTCCGTTCTAAATGGCAACCCTGATAATTCAAATGCGACAAAACGATTGATTTCAGAGATTAAAGTTCTCCATTGTTTATGTGAGATCATCGCAACATTTCCGTTTCTGCTACTGATTTTCACTGCATTGTCGGAGTAAATTAGCTTGGTAAAATCGTTGCTCTCAGAAAGATCGACTTCTTGGATATCATATCCGTGCAATTTAATTAAATTTACAATATTGCTGTAAACGTCGTGTAACCCGCTCAACCCATTTTCAAACATTTCATATTCCGTGCGAAAATCATCTTTTAAAAGAAGATACTCAACACGAACATTGAGGACTTGCGCAAGCAGTGATGCGTATTCCACAGATATTGGGCGCGTTCCATTTTCCAAGTAAGAAATTTGCTTTTCACTACGTTCTTTCCCTCGATTATCCGGCAATTTCATAACGGCCTCAATTAGCTGCTCTTGAGAAAGACCACATGCAATCCGACATTCTTTTAGCCTTTTTCCCATCAGGAACATAGATTCCTTCTGTTGTGTTACTTTTTTCGTAAAAAGCCCCCCCTATCGCCAAAAATAGAACAAAACTGAAGTCAACTGAGTTGTTACATGATGGTAACATTTACGTTACAATTATAGGCGACGTAGGACGATACGTCAAGTGCTAATACGAAAGGAGGCTGTCGCTTATGTTTCAAACAGTTCGACAGGTCGCGCGGTATCTTGAAGTCCCTGAGAGACTTGTACGTCGCCTTGTGGCGCAGGGCGTTTGTCCGGGCGTCTATTCCGGCAATCGTTTCCTCGTGAACGTCGAGGCATTGCGTGAATATCTCGAGGCTGAGAGCCGACAGATTAAGGAGGTGCAAGCGTGAGACAGTATTTGGTGTCCGATCTGCTCCATGAGGGCGCGGAGAATGGCACGACGCTTACCGAGTTAGTCCAGCTCACGGGGGAGGATGAACGGTCGATCCGCCGTCGCATCCAGGCGGAGCGCAAGGCCGGAAAGCTGATTCTGTCTGACTGCAAGAGCGGGTATTTTCTGCCGACGAGCACGCTTGACATTCAGCGCTTCATCAACTCGATGTCGAGAAGATCAAGGGAAATCGCGGCAATCTCACGCGCGGCGGAAGATGCGCTCTTGAAGATGACCGGGCAGGAGACCTTGCGGGGGTGGCAGAATGGCTGAACGAAGAATGTTCGCAAAGTCGGTCATCAACTCGGCTCATTTCCTGACGATGCCGCCATCGTCGCGCTTACTTTACTATGATCTCGGTATGGCTGCGGACGATGACGGAGTTGTGGAAGCCTTTACCGTGATGCGGACGACAGGCGCAGCGGATGATGATCTGCGGGTGCTCGTCTCCAAAGGATTCGTGTCACTGCTGAACGACGAGTTGGTCGCTTATATCACAGATTGGAGCACGAATAATCAGATCCGTAAGGACCGATACCAGCCGAGTATTTACAGGAATTTGCTGGTGAAATTGGGAGATGGAAACCAACGGTTAACCGATGGTTTACCAGATGGCAACCAACGGTCAACCCAGTATAGGTTAGGTAAGGATAGTTTAGGTAAGGTTAGTACAGGTGAGGAGAATAAGGCGGCTACGCCGCCACGCGCGAAGCGCTTCACCCCGCCCACGTTAGCAGAGGTTCAAGCCTATGTGCTTGAACGCCAGTCGCCGGTAGACCCGCAGGGGTTCATCGACTTTTACGAGGCGAAGGGCTGGCTGGTCGGCAAGACCCCCATGAAAGACTGGAAAGCGGCTTGCCGAAATGCGGAGAAGTGGGAACGGTGGAACCGCAACGACAGCCGCAGCGAGGTAAAGACCATTGCGGACTACGGAACGGAGGACTTTTTCAATGCTTGATAATCTTGTTCAGAAGTCGCTGGAGCATTCCGCTGAGAAGCCGGGTGACTACATAAAGGACGGCGTTCTTTGCTGTGGTGCGTGCGGAAAACCAAAGCAGAAAAAGATCCACTTCCCCAGTATTGGTGACAGGCTGGTAGGGATCGCCTGTGACTGCACGGAATCGGAAAAGGCCAGCGCGGACGATGCGAACGATATTGCCGCCTTTGAAACGATGATGGAGCGCCGCCGCATTGAGGATTCTATCGTCGATCCCTCATATCGAAAAGTCACCCTTGCCGATGATGACGGCGCAAATCCGAAAATCTCTAAAATTTGCAGGAAGTATGTCGATCAGTGGGAGAAGGTATCGACGGAAAATATCGGCATCCTGTTTCGCGGTCCCGTCGGCACGGGCAAGAGCTTTTTCGCCTGCTGCATCGCAAATGAGCTGCTGAAAAAACGCGTACCAACGGCGGTAACAAGCTTTCCGCGCCTCTTGAATCTGCTGCAAAACAGCAAAGACCGTCAGGGCTTGCTTGACCGACTGAGTACATACAAACTGCTCGTCATTGACGATCTCGGCGTTGAGCGTGATACCGGGTACGCGGCGGAGCAGATTTTTGCAGTCATCGACGCGCGCTGCCGCTCGAATCTGCCAACAATCGTGACTACGAACCTGACGCCGCAGGAGATGGATGCGCCGGAGACGATGCAGTACAAGCGCATTTTCGACCGCGTGGCGGAAATGTGCCCTGTCTCGCTGCTGATAGACGGTGAGAGCCGCCGCATCCAGAATGCCCAGCGCCGCAAGGAGATTGCAAGAGAACTGCTGCTATAAAAAGCGGTCTCCTGAAAGCTCAGGAGACCGCCCATGATGAATGTTATCTTATCAATTTCATTTTATCATGGGAGGTAACGATATGCAAGGGTCGAAAGGTGAGCAAACAAGCGAAATTGCAGCAGCGGTACAGGCTGGCAAGGCGGACATTCTGAGACTTTGGGCGGCGGTTGAGCGCTTTGCATGGCAGCAGTCCTTGAGATGGGCGCGGGCAATGGAAGGTCGCGCAGGTGTCGAGGAAAGCGACCTTCTGCAAGTGGCCTTTATCGCCCTCATGGACACGCTGCCGACATGGGATGTGAACAAGGGTGAATTTCTCACGCTGTACGGCATTAAGCTCAAGGCGGAGTTCACAGAAGCCTGCGGGCAGCGAACACAGCGGACGCGATGTGACCCCATCAACACTGTTTGCCGGTCGATGGACGAGCCGATAGGCGACGAGGACAGCGACCTGACGCTTGGTGACACAATCTCAGATGAAGCAGCAGAAGAGGCCTTTGAGAACGTCGAACAGCGGGACTTTCAACAGGCTGTGCAAGCGGCACTTGCACAACTGCCAAATGCACAGCGCGAGGCCATCATCGGTGAATTCTGGTTCGGGCGAAAGCCCGACCCAAAGCTGCGGCGGGAAGCGCTGCGAGCCTTGCGGCATCCGCGTATCCGCAAACCGCTGATGGAGTATTACTAATAAAAAACACTGAAACGTCAGATAAAGCAGAGCCGGAAAGGGGGCTTTTCAAACTTTGGCAAAGAAAATTCGAGACGAGACCATTATTGACGCGCTTTTGATCTCCGCGACGGTGCGGAGCGCGGCGGCAAAGCTCGAGATCAACGAGCAGACGATCTATCGCCGAAAACGCGACCCTGAGTTTATGCAGAAGTATAACGAGGCACGGCGCGAGCGAACCGAAGCGGCGCGTAACGTGCTGCAGGAGCGGGCGCACGCCGCTGCGGATACGCTGGCAACGATCATGCAGGATGCAGACGCGCCCGCACAGACCCGCGTGAGTGCCGCGGCAGAGATTTTACGGCAGACGGTGAAGTACACGGAGATCACAGATATCATGCAGCAGCTTGACGAGCTGGAACGCTGGAAGGAGGAATTAAATGGCAACCGTTGACGCACGTCTTGCATCCTTGCGCAAGTTTTTGGAATCTCATGCAAGCGGCGAAACCGTCTTCATTGTCGAGGGCGGCGGCGAATATCACACAAAAGAAGATCCGTTTAACTACCTGATGCAGCACGGCGCATTTACCCATGATGGCAAGCGCATTGTCCTTTACCCGCACCCGGTAGAGGGCTTAGACGCGTTGAGCCTTTCCCTCTATCAGATGCTTGACGAAGCCATTGAGCGCGGCAAGCTGGAATTGCCAGCGCTGGAGAGTGATGAGATCGGAGGTGAAGCCCTTGAATAGCGGAATTAAAGCCCGCATTGCCTCTTTACAGGCGATTGCAGCGCAGAAGCAAACGGGCGTAGCAATTATGACCTTGCTTGAAAATGGCGCGTGGGCGGCTTGCAGAGCGCCACAAAGCCCTGCAAAGGTGTTCCAAACGGAACAGGCAGCACGAGATTATTTATCAGACTGCGAATGTGTTATCATTATCGACCTTTAAGGGAATAGGCACATGAATAGCAGCGGTATTAAATCACGCCTCGCAAAGCTCCAACGAAAAGGGGACAGCTTCCCCGATGTTCTGCGCTGGATTGCGGAAGGGCGCTTTTATGATGAGTTAGCGGACACGGAATGCGCGAGGTATGCCGCATATTGGAATACTACGCCCCGCGTCCTTGAAGAACTGGAATTAGCGGCGACCGGCACACTTCACAAGCCGCTTGAGCGACGGCCAAAGCCGCCAACGCAAGAAGAAAGCGCGGAGATCATCGAAGAGCTGGAAAGGATGGTTTATGGACGTTTTGAATGAGTTCCCACTTGTGGACGAACACGGCAAAAGATACCGCGAGTTCGGGCGCGGATGCCGCGAGTATGCGCCGACTATTGTAACAACTGCTGGGACGGTTCCGGCGGGCACGGTCATTTGCAAGCATACCGAGCCGGAGGCGGTCAAACCGAAAAAGGATTGTCCCTTTTCGAACAGCCTATACCCCGAATGTAAAGAGGGCGATTGCAGTTTTTACGCAAATGGCAAGTGCAAACCAGGAACGGCAACGGCGGGCAAGCGCTGCCCTCTCCCTGCGCGTTTGACTTGCGGCGATACCTGCACCATGTATAAGAATGGGCGCTGCGGCCTTTTTCCGCAGCAGAAAGGAACAAAAAATGAGCGAGTTTAACCATTTTGCAAAAGAACTTGACGCGGCTTTCCGCACCGCGAGAAGCGAATACGCCGCAGTTTATGACGAACTGACCAAAGCGAAGGAGAGCGCAAGCGCGGCGGGCTTAGATGCCGTAAAGAAACAGATTGCCACGCTTCAGCTCCAAGAGGCAGAAAAGAAAATGCGACAGGAAACGGCGCGCATCTGGGCGGAGTTTGACGCAAAGGCCGCAGAACTCCGCCGCGCATTGGAAAAGGAAGTACAGACAAGCCACCTTGCTGATCCTTCCGCCATTGACAGCAACGCCGTGGAGCTGATGAAAACCGGCGTTCTGACGGTGGATGATTATTTCGGCTTTGCAGACAGATACGACGGAAACCCGACCATGCTAAAGCTGATCGGTTATTATGCAAAGGAAGCAGCAGACAGCACCGACGACCGAAAAGACAGGGTTGCTTTAACCGTTCTCGCGCAGGATTGCGCCAAAGGCACGGGAAAGACCTTGAAAGCGTGGGACAGTCTGATGACCGCCGCCAACTATTGCAGCGGGCGCGGCGGCAGCGGCAACCGGCGCACTACTCCCGGCTTAACGCTTAGCATGGGAGAATGGTGGGAGCAGCTTTCCGGCGAGATCGTCGAGAACTTTTAAGGGAGGGGCTTACATGGGCTTGATGATCTGCGGCGCGGTGACGTTTGCTGTCGGTGCGTTCTTTGGCGCAATTATGGTCTCTGTTGGGATCCAGCTTGAAAAGAGGCGATGATATGACGCACAGAGCGAAATGCAATGTCTGGATGCGGAAATACTTAAAAGCGATGAACAAAAACTTTGTTATTGCGTTTGGAATGGGCTATGAAGACGGGGCTGCTGGAAAAGAGCGGCAGGCCCCGCCCTTCCCGGAAGCGGCGCAGTCCGGGACGCTGGTATATGCCGCGACGCTCTTTGCGCAGGAGGCATACAACAAAGGCTATATCTTCGGAAAGGAGATGACAAAATGAATTTACTTGACCTTGCCGTCAAAATCACGGTTGATGACAGCGGTGTTGACAGCGGCCTAAATAAAATAACGTCCTCGTTCGAAAAGGTCAAAAACAGCGTCGGCTCTGTGATAAAGACGGCTTCAAAAATTGGCGCAGTTGTTACCACAGTCGGAACAGCGTTAACCGCGGTCGGTGTAGATACCGCCGCTGAGGTGAGGGCAGAGGCAAGCGCGTTTGAACAGACCTTCGGTGATATGCAGGACACCGCTACAAAGGCAATTGGGCGCGTAGCTGATGAATCCGGCATCTTGCAGACGCGCTTGAACGCACTCGGCAGTAAAATCTATGCGTTTGCTCGCTCTTCCGGCGGTGATGCGACCGAAAGCATGAATCTGATGGAGCGCGCATTGAAAGCGGCGGCAGACAGCGCGGCCTATTATGATACCAGTGTTGAGCAGGCCACAGAAACGTTGCAGTCCTTTTTGAAAGGTAACTTCGCCAACGACGCAGCCCTCGGACTTTCGGCCACGGAGACCACACGAAACGCGGCCGCTATGGAGCTTTTCGGGCAAAAGTATAATGAGCTTTCCGAAATCCAGAAGCAGGAAACTCTTCTGAAAATGGTGGAGGATTCGAAAAAACTATCCGGCGCACTGGGGCAAGCTTCACGCGAGGCTGACGGTTGGGAAAACGTTCTCGGCAACCTGAAAGAATCGTGGAGACAGCTAAAAGCCGCATTCGGTGAGCCTATTCTGGATTCTGTAACGCCGATGCTGCAAAGCGCAACGGCGGCAGTGCAGGATTTTACGGCAAAAGTGGATTGGGAAAAGGTCGCCAACGCCATTACACAGAGCTTTGATACAGCAGTCAACGCCGTTACTGCATTGGCAGATACGATTGAAACGCTCGCGCCGATCATTGCTGTTGCAGCAGGTGCTTTTGCATCCCTCAAGGCCGGTATGGAGATTCAGCATCTTGTGCAGGGGTTCCAGAATGCGCAGGTATCTATCTCTCTTTTAACAATGGGCCTGAAAGATACGACGCTGGCGCAAGCCGCATTAAACGGTACAATGACCGTTGGAGAAACGATCGTTGCGTTACTTACAGGGAAAATGACGCTGGCACAGCTTGCACAGGCGGCAATGACAAAAGGGCAGATAGCTTTGAATGCAGCCTTGACTGCAAACCCCATTGGAGCGGTTATTGCGGTTGTTGGTGCATTGGTCGCCGCGATCGTTGTCCTATGGAATACAAATGAGGATTTCCGAAATGCGGTCATCTCCGCATGGGAGAAAATCAAAGAAACCATTTCCGGCGCGGTGGCTGCAATCAAAACGTTTTTTACGGAGACTATCCCGAATGCGGCGCAGACGGCGCTTGACTGGTTCCGCAACATTCCGAAGCAGATGAAAGATGTCGGAAGAAACTTACTCATGGGTTTGTGGGATGGCATCGCAGACAAGGTTGCATGGCTCAAAAGCAAGGTTTCCGGTGTTGTGGATAGGATCAAGAGTTGGTTTACCGGCAAGAACGGCTTTGATGAGCACAGCCCGTCGAAATGGTCGAACGGTGTCGCCAAGTATGTTATGCAGGGCATGGCCGACGGATTTGAAAACGGTCTTCCGTCGCTGATGGACAGTGTAGGCGGTGTCACAGACCGCATCAAAAACGGCCTTGACTTTGACACAGTGAGCATCGACTATGCGACATCTGCGACCAGCCGCCTTGCAAGAGCTGCAAACCGCAGAAATAACGACGAAATGCGGCCCATCGTCATTGACTTTACCGCACAGCTTGACGGAAAGACGTTAGTTCGTCAGATGGTGCCTATTATGCGTAACGAAGCCCGCGCAATGGGCGTTTAAGAAAGGAAATCATCTTACTGGGCTACCGGTCGGGGAAAGCCCGACAGACCGCAGCAGAGGCCACAGGATTGCCTTTCCGTTGAGCCGTTGCGAAGTCCTGCCCGAAGTACAGCGGCAGGCAGCGCTGCAAAGTACCAGGGCGCGAGGGGGTTGTATAGTGCCATTTATTCTATCTCAATCCATAAGAAAGCCCACAGGAACGCTCCTGTGGGCTTTCTGCGTTATATGAGAGAATCTATCGGCAAACGGTTGACCGTTAAGCATTTGACAACCGTCTGCTTACAGTCCGATAAAGGACAGGTAAAACAGCTTTCACTGTACTCACACACTGTATTCTTTGCTGCCCTTCGGCGGACTTTGCGGGCTACTGTACACTTTGGCGCACATTTTTAGCGCACGAAGGGCAGAAA